TATTGATGACTAAGGCGAATAGCGCGTTCATTGATAAATCCCCCTGATTGCCTGCCGAAGCTTTTCTTGCGCCTCTTTCCACATAACGTGGTCACCGATGAACCGGGCGATTACCGCTTTGTTGCGCGCTGCCGCCGCTTGCCGATAGTTTTCCTTAAGCGCTACAACGGTATTTTCGCTCATGGTTTCTGCTTTCTTTCTTTGCCGTTGTCGCCCGGCTGGCGGAACGTTTGTTTAATCTGCTGCGTGTGTGTGTCTGCCATCTCATCCGGTGGTTCGTATGCCGCCGGCAGCTACTACGTGGGCGTCCTGCCTGGATGACGTGTTGTTGTGATAGAATTATAGTCACATATTGTGTCTTATATGTCAACCACGTAATGTGTCGGTTTTTGATGTGATTTTGGATAGTAAATCCGAAGAGAGTGAAATAGCAGTTTGCTACGCTCGCGGGTTTATGCGTTTTGAGTTGATCGTGAGGATTTTGGGCACAAAAAAGCCCGCGCGGGGCGGGCTAATGGAATATCTCGGTGAAATACATGCCAACAGATTTAAATATCATGCCCGCTGTAATCGCCATTACCATTAGCTGACCCATATCATTTTTGATAAATATAATAGAAATATCAGGTAGATAATGTTGGTTAGCAGGCATGCCTGCACGGATTGGAGTTGGATATACGAAACAATTTTTTTTCAGTTGTCATCATTATTCATCCGCCGGCTTGTACCTTCCACGCAGATACTTTTCCATGTAATCGTCCAGCTCTTTGAGCCGGAGTTGAAACAGGTCGATCATGCGGTCCTGCTCGGTTTCGGGGAGCTGGCGAAAAAGCTCGAGTAACTTTGTCTGCTTTTCATCAAGCCATTGCGATGGGTCACCTGGCTCACCAAACAAGAGCTCGGATGGGGTTGTCCCTAGCACCCTAGCAAGAACTACCGCATCATCAGCGCCGATATTGCGCACGCCCGCTTCATAGTTTCCTACGCGCGAGGCCGTGGCCCATCCGCACATCTTAGAAAGTTGCGCTTGGCTTAAGTTCTTCTTTGATCGGAGATATTTAAGTCTCTCGCCAATGGTTTCGGACATTGTTTTCATACCTTAATTCTACCACGGATTGTGGCAATCAAAATATTCACGATTTGTCGTTGACTGACGGACACGTATTGTGTCTAATTATATGGTCAATAACCGAGGAGTCATCCGTGAACAACATTTCAGTCGAACGACAAAAACTAGGGCTATCTCAAACCCAGTTTGCCGACGAACTTGGATGGGGCCGTTCGCGCCTTTCCAATTACGAAGCAAATCTGCGTGCGCCAGGATTGCCAGAATGTCGCGTCATTATTGATGCGCTCAACCGCCTTGGGGGGGAATGCACGCTAGATAGCGTATTCCCCACAAAGCAAACGCAACAGGAGTCATAACAATGCAAACCAAATCAATGAATGATATCAGGAATAACGCTCAAAACCTGATTTACTGCAATCATAAAAACGCGATGGATATCACAAACAGCAGCGATGTAAGTCACGAAAAAAGCTGGCAGACCGTTCGCGCCTGGGCGGCGGATTGGCGCAGCAAAAAGGCCGTAGCCGCCGAAATCATCCAGGCATGGAGCGGATCGCTTACGCAACCAAAAAGTGCGGCGGCGCAAAAATCGCTGCGCTACTCGGCGCGCCGGTTCGCGTGTTTGAGAAAAAAATCCGTGAGGGGATTGAATCGCTCGTTCGCCTGGCGCCCAAAGTTCGGTGGTGCGCAGTGATGGCCAGTGCCGCGGCAATTTTAGTAACTTTCTTTAATCGAGTTTTGACCAACGACCATATTAGCCAGCGAGGTAAGGCAATGAGCTGGGAAAATTTTATAGAGAAAAACGTTTTCAATAAATTAGTTAAGCCGGGCTATACCCCGACTATCTTGCAGGGGGGCAGACGATGCAATTATACCGGCGCATGTCCCAGGGCTGCGCCAAGGGACGGATTTATGACGATTGCTTACGGCATGCCCGGGTATGGGCTGAAAAATACAGTCTGCCGGTCGGCAAGAAAAATACCACAGTGGCGGCGCCACGAAGCGGCGGTAAACGGGGTTCAAATGGCGCGTATACGGACAGTTAAACCGGAATTTTGGACAGACGAAAAGGTGGTGGAATGTTCAATCGCCGGCCGCCTCCTGTTCATCGGTCTGTTTAATTTTGCCAACGATAGGGGCTGTCTTGAGCGGTCCCCAAAAAGGATAAAAATGCAGGTATTCCCAGCGGACGTAGTTGACTGCGAGCCACTCATTCAAGAGCTGATCGCTCATGGATTGCTCAGTGAGTACTCAGTGAATGGGGTCGAATATCTGGCTATCAAGGGTTTTGCCAAACATCAGAAAATAAACCGACCATCAGCATCAAATATCCCCAATCCACCCGAATTCACTGAATCGGAGGTTGTTTCAGGGGGGGAATTCACTGAGGACTCATTGAGTGATCAAGGAGGACTCACTGATGACTCACTGAATACTCACGGAGCGCTCACTGAGGAATCAGTGAGTCATCATGGAGGACTCACTGACGGAAGGGATACGGAAGGGAAGGGATCTAAAACAACTCTCTTTAAAAACGAATATGAAAAAAAATCACTTTCAAAAGGGAAGCCAAAATCCGCAGATTTCCCCGACCTGATAGAGCCGGTTTTTTATGACGGGATACCGGAACCCATAGGGGCGTTCACCATGTATGCCGCCTGGCACCCGATGCCGGATTTCAGACAGAGAGCGGCTGTCTGGGGGATTATCTTGCCTGTCGGTGATTACCTATCGACCGAATTAGCCGAGTTTATCGCCTGGTTCCAGTCTGGGGGTAAGGTGTTTTATCAAACTCAGTGGGAGCAAAAATTTGCCCGACACATACAGCGCACCCGGGCGAAAGTCACTCAAATACCAGAGGGAATTTCAAATGGAAAACAAGCAGAACCAGCCCCTTCAAAAGCGGTGCAGGCAGTCCGTGCCGCCCGCACCCAATGGGAATGCGAACAGCGCGGAACAGGCGTGGCTCCTGTGGGAGAAAATGGCGGAGGTGTTCTCTAACCGCTGGACCCAGAAAAATGGCGATTCCCCGTCGGCGCTGTGGATAGCGCAGATCGGGGCGATGACTGAACAGCAGTTGCAGAAGGTTTGCGGCGAAATTATGAGCCGTTGTGCCGCCGGTAATACCTGGCCGCCCGATTTAGCGGAATTCGTTTCTCTTGTGGCTGCCGCCGGTGCTAACCCGCTGGGTTTGGCGCTGGAAGGCATTATGGCGGAGTACAAACGCTGGCGGGCCGAGTCTTATCGCTATGGCGGGGCCGATGAATACCCATGGCGCCATCCTGTGTTGTATCACATCTGCATTGAAATGCACCAGTCTGGCAGGCGCATGACTAAAGATGAACTTGAGCGCTTAGCAGAAAAGTTGCTCACGAAATGGGTTAAGCACATCAAAAATGGATTAAGCGTACCGCCGATCCGACGCCGGCTTGAACCACCCAAGCATCCGACCGGGCCTACGCCGGCGCAATTGCTTTACGCAGAATACCAGCGGCGCAAGAACGCTGGTTTTTAAAACACTTAAATCGAGATTTGACCAATGACCACATCAACGACCAAACAACGCGTATCGCGCTACGTGAAAAAGTACCAAGGCCACACCGTCAGCGAGATTGCCCGTAGCCTGGGATTAAGTTTATCCGCGGTCAATGAAGCTGTTAACGCCCTGAAATACGACATTGTGATTTACTCAACCGGTGCAGTAAAGAAAGAAGGCCAGCGCTTTTATCCGGTTGTCGCAACGGTCGATTTCGCTGAAAAACACGGTATCAGTCCTATGATGGGGCTATTCAACCGTGGCGTGATGAGTGCCAGAAATAAGCAAAACGGCGGTGCTGCATGAACCTGACGCCACATGATTCAGTTCTACAGTACGCTGTTCAGCGAATTATTAAGCTTGAATCATTACTCATACCAGTTGTGCCGGAAACAGTATGGCCCGTGGAAGTAAATATGATTTTGGGACAGATCGAGGGCGCGAAGCAGCTTCCTGAGCATCACCAACGCCGCCTACGTCATCATATCAATCGGATGTGGCTGGACCCGCCCCAGTTACTGCCATCATGCTGGGCCAGCCACAACAATGCCTATAGCAACGGGCTTAGAATTCAACATGGGGGAGGACAGCAGAGTCTGCCTTTTTATACATGCTGAAACGCTATCTGTGCTGAGGTCACGACGGCATTTAGCAGCGCCTTTCTTTAATCTTGATGAAAAATAACACAATATTTTTTCATTATCGGGGGATGCAAAAAATGCTAGTAAGATTTCACTCATAATTTTTCGTTGCAATTGTAATAATTAGAGATAATAATTACTGTATATTTATACAGGCTATCAGGGAGTGGACGTGGCTGGGGTGATTAATTTACCAGACGATGGATATGCAGTGGTGCGGTGCGCAGACAAAATCGTCGTGGCACTTTTTGATTATTTTCCTGAATGCGAGCGGGCGGTGATGTATCGAAAGGGCGATGAAATATCGTTCATGCCCTTGCGTCCGGACGAGATAATCGGCACCCCCACGCTATTCACTCAGATGCTTGAAAAAGCCGGCTATCGGGTTACTTAAACATCTGATACACTCAGCATAAGGGCCTGAACAACCCTAATCTGCTGCGCTACTGGAGAACACCATGGCGCAGTTACAATTTATCAAGCATCAACGCGGTTACCTGATCCCGGCCACGCCCGAGACCAGCGAGTTTCTACAGTTAAAATTGAAGGCCGGAGCTTGGCTTACAGCAGAATTCAAGCAAAGCCGCAACCCCGCGCATCAAAGAAAATTCTTTTCACTCCTAAATCTTGGTTTCGAATACTGGCAACCCACCGGCAGCGCTATTTCATCGAATGAACGCAGACTTGTGCGCGGCCCAGCTAATGGACTACGCCACATGAAAACCGACAGCATTACACCGCTCGGAAAACCCTGGATGACGTGTGCGGATAAGTGGCGAAAACATTCGGAGGTGCTCCGCTATTGGGACCGCCGCATTACAAAAATTTGGGGTGAAACTGGACCAATCACTATTGGGGAAACGGTATGAGACTCGAGGCGCTACCGAAATTTTTTTCACCAAAAAGCATGCATATCGGTGACACATCCAGGTCCACGGCTTCGGATGCACTGACGATCACCGATGTGATGGCGTCCCTAGGTTTCTCCGGTCTGCAGGCTAAACCGGGCATTGAGTTATTTTTGGCAAAGGCGGGGATTAACAAACCCGATAACGCCGTGGAATATCTTTATCAGTACGCACTATCCCAAGCACATCAGCACCGGTCCGTTGAAAAATGGCCGGAAGACGTTAAGCGGTCGGTGCTGCGGATACTTGCCAAATTTGCTTACGAGGATTACGCACGCAGCGCGGCCAGTACCCGGCAATGTGATTGCTGCGGCGGGGAAGGTTTTATTGACGCGGAAGTGTTCACGACAAAGATCACCACCCCTCGGCGCGCTGCGCCAGTATGGGCGAAGAGGTCGTGCAATGCGCGCCCCAGCGATTGGGATAAAGTTAGACAGGTTAGAGAAACGGTGCGCGTAATGTGCCCAACATGTAATGGCAAACGGGTGCTATCAAATTCGTGCCGATGCGGCGGTCGTGGCAAGGTATTGGACCAGAAGAAAACAAAGAGCCAAGGGGGTATCCCCGTGTATAAACCCTGTGAAAAATGCTATGGCCTAGGGTATATCCATATCCCCGCTGAGACCGTTCGACGAGCGCTAGCCGATGTCGGTTTGGATATATCACAGCCCACATGGTCTCGAACGTTAAAACCATTTTACGAAAAGTTGATAACCAACTGTTATTACGAGGAAAATTGTGCTGAAAAGGCATTAGAAGATATCACCCGTTAATATAACTATTGCGGAAATGAATAAAATAGCCCATCATAGCTCTAACGATGGGAATTCAGAACCCATAGCAAGTTTAGAAACATTAAGACCCTGGCCAACAGCCGGGGTTTTTGCATATTGGGCATACGTCTGCAAAGCCTTCGTCACTATTGCCGATTTTGAGTAGGGTGGGGATTTATCCCCTCCGTCCTGACCGTCTTAGTAAGCCGCGAAACTTACAACTAAGAGCACAATCAGGATGATGAATAGCCTCATCATAACCCTTCCTCATGTTGGCCCTTGCTTAGGCAGGGGCCTTCCCGTTTCAGCGTCTTGCTGATGTGGTTATTGCAGGCATACCTATATATTTTGGCAAGCGCTTATCGCTGAATCTCCATAATATTTAATTTTTTATGAAGGGCTGCACTCTGGTGTGGCCCTTTTTCTATTCGGCCCCTGCCAAACCTGACGATCAAACAAACACCGACGCGCCTACGGCATAGGGTCGAACCTTTTACAAAAATTCCGCCGACAGCGGAGGTGGATATGCACATGCCCTGGAAAAATGACCCCGGTATTGTATCAATGATTATTGCCGGGTTTATGACGCTGCTCGGAACGATAGCCAGCTACGCCTACCGGGTCTTGCAAGGCGAGCCATTTCGCTGGACGACGCTTATCCTTCAATTTTTCATTTCGATATTCGCCGGTTCCCTGATGTACATGGCCGCTTATCACTATGGCTGGCCACCGGAAATGTCTGGCGGTGCCTGCGGGTTGGCGGGCTGGTCTGGCTCTTCTGTCATTAAGGCGCTTGAGCGCCGCTTACTCGGCAAAATCGATATCGGTGATAGCACTCTTCCAAGGGCATAAACAATGACTCTCGAACAATTTCAGAAGGCGGCTGACGTTAGCATGCCGCTGGCCATGCGCTGGTTTATGCTTATGACAAAAGCAATGGCGGAATTCGGTATTGATACGGCCCGGCGACAAGCGGCCTTTATCGCGCAAATCGGTACGGAATCTGGCGGATTCGACCAATTATCTGAATCGTTCAATTATTCCGTCACTGGGCTCGCGACATTTGGGGGCCACCTAACACCCGAGCAGCGCGCCAGCCTCGGCCGGCAACCCGGCGAACAGGCCGTACCGTCGGTGCGACAGCAGCAAATTGCAAATCTTGCCTATGCCGGTCGTTATGGGAATAAGCATCCTGGTGATGGCTGGTTATACCGGGGCCGTGGGCTAAAGCAAATCACCTTCCACGATAATTACGCCGCATGCTCATCTGTGCTGGGCATTGATGCGGTGACGAATCCCGATTTGCTACTACAGGACGCCAACGCGGCGCGCTCCGCTGGCTGGTTCTGGCAGTCCAATAAATGTAATGGCTTTGCGGATATCAGCGATATGGTGGGGTTGACGCACCGGATCAACGGTGGGGCCAATGGCCTGGCCGACCGCCAGCACAGGTACAAAATTGCAATGGGGGTTTTATGCGCTTAGTTGCCGATTGGAAACACTGCTGGAAATGGCTATCTATGCATTTCATGGTTATTGCTACCGCGATCCCGTCAGCGTGGGCGGTAATTCCCGCTGACTTGCAAGCAACTATTTTCCCTGAATACGTTGCCATTGCCACCGCGATAGCGGCCGCTTGCGGGATTATCGGGCGGCTAATTGACCAGCCTCAACAGCAACCAGGACCACCGCAATGATCGAATCACTTAAGGCTTATTGGCGGTTGGCGCTCATGGCTGTACTTATCGCGGCTGGTTTTGCTGGTGGATGGTATATCCAAGGCAACCGCTGGAACGCTGATGTAGCGACAATGGTAGCCCAATACGCAAACAACATGAAAACGGTCAGCGATGCTAACGCCAAACAACTGGCCGACGAACAAGCAAAGGGGCAGGCGCTGCAGGCGGCACTTGCAACGCTCGATACTAAATACAATCTGGAGTTAGCTAATGAGCAATCGGCTAATAACATACTGCGCAATCAGCTTAATACTGGTGCTCTCAAGCTGCGCGTTAAAGCCAAGTGTCCCGCAAGTGCAAGCAGTAGCAGCGAAGTGCCCAACGATTCAACCGCCGGCGGCGTGGGCAATGATGCCACCGTCGAACTCTCTGCAACTGCTGGATCAGACATTCTCAATATCCGCGCCGGGATACTCAGCGACCAAGCAGCCTTGAAGTATTTGCAGGATTACGCGCTGTCGCTAGAAAGCGAAAGCATGTCTAAGTGAAAAAATTATAGCGCGGCTGAAAAGCCTATTTATAAAAAAAAACGTACCGCGACGGCGGCGACTGAAACCACAACGATCGAGGTTAAATCCGTGTTCAAATTAACTCTCAACGTTTTTTTGAATTCCCAACCCGCGAACGGCGTTTCAGCTAACACCGCCCAGGCAACCGTCTTGGATGATACCGACGTTTCCGTCGCCGATGCCGGTTGTTACTGCTCCCTCAACTAATGGCTTCCTTGATAAAGTCCAAGTGCGGATTATCGCAGATGAGCAATATGGTGATGGAGAAATCGAGAAGCT